CCCTCTCTTGATTCACGTTGTTTCTTTTCATCTGTTTTTTTACGTTCTTCTGGTGAGAGTTTACGCCAAGCCGCTTCTGGCAGGTAACGTTCAGTGCCTTTATCTCCTGCTTCTATCGCTTTATCTGCAGTCATCAGGCAGCAGCAATACTAATGGTGACAACAGCAGATGTACCGCCAGATTCACTAACAAAGTTAGGACGCACCCACTTTACAGGACGACCAGTTACACTAAAAATTGACTGGCCATTCGTTGTAATAGTTTGATCTCCAATAAGCGGAGCAAAATTTACATTATCAATACTACCATCCAAACGAACAACAACATTAGTATTAATATTTTGCACGGTAATAATCATTGTGTAATCTCTTGTTGAGAAGAGATTATTTACAGCAACTTCCATTAACGTCCCTAAACCAGGAGCAGTTAAGCTGTCAGTTTGAAAAATCGTATCTTGGAAGTAGTTAACCATAATAAAACTGTTGTTATACCTACTTTAGTTTACTTGTTTTTCTTTTCATATTCTTTGCGCGTCATCCACTTCTCCTCGCCCCAACGTTTGAGAGATTTCTGTCCTTCTGTTTTCTCACCTGTGTAACCTCCACCTCGTTTTTTATAAGCTTGCGCTAATAGTTGCGCCTTACGTGCTGACCATTGACCTGGTTTACCTCCTTTAGAACCAGCTTTAATTTGATTTTTAAGACGTTCTCTAAGCTCTGGTTTTGTGTATGCCATGCTTATCCAAAGTAATTGATAGGTTTAGCAACTTGCTGCATTGTCTGGCTTGCCATAGCCATCGGATTAAACATGCTTGCAAAAGATGAACGACTGCCACTGTCATCAAGACCTAAAGCACCGGCTAAAAGTTTATCTCTATATTGTTCCATAAAACTTTTGGCTGGTTCTTTTTTATCACGCAAATCAATAACAGTAACTTGCGGAAGCTGTGTTGTCTGTGTCGAAGGAGCTTGTGGTGTTGTTGGAATTTGCTCTGGTGCACCAGCAATTTGCGTTTCTTTTCCGCCCATTGTATGAAGCAATTGGACTTCATAGCCTTCTGGTGTTGTGATAGTGCCTAAGCCCTTACCTGGTTTAAAGGTTCCTGGACCCTCCCAGTACAGTTGCTCACCACCAGCAACACCATAATCAATTCCTTTATGGTCCGTAGAAGCCCCAGCAGTAGGGGCTTTACGTGCACCATAGCCTGAGGTAATTTCAAATGGTGTAGACCATTGTCCATCCTTTTGGCTATATAAAGGCTTCCGGTCTTTACCAATTTTTAGGCGTTGCAGACCGGAGCGCCATGTTGCAGGATCAATATACTGTCCATCTTTACGAACTCGTACATCAAGATGTGGACCAGTTGTAGGAAATACGTCTTTCCCAGCTGGCGTAACTTGTCCTGCGTAAATAATTCCTGCCATGATTACATTGTAGTCTGGCTAAAGTAATTAGGAGATGAGGTAGTTCCAGAAATACTAGATAACATATTTTCTAGTAATGATTGGCGTGCTGACCGGCTAGCGCTACTGCCACGCTCTGGTGTACCTAAGAAAGTTTGTAAGAATCGATAATTTAGATCGTCATCATCTGTAGTGGAATCTTTTCCACCAAGTAAGACAATGGTTTGATTCGGGGCTTGTACTGTTGGTGGTTGTGGAGCTGTTGCAACAGGAGTTTGCGTATCGAGTTGTAGCGGATCACCAAGAGTGGTTTGAGCAGATTTGTAAAGAGATCCACCTTTTTTCATGCCAGGGACAGCACCTGCAACATTGGTTCCAAACGCATCTTTTGAATAGATGTTTGCTTTTGGATTACCGCCTAATACTGTTGCGTAAGCCTGAGTAATATCCATGCCTGGCTTGAAGCCACGGCTTTGGAAGTACTTTTCAACATAAGGCATCTGCTCAGCAATGCTCATGTCTTTAGAAGGAAGACCAACTTCCTTTCTTGCGCCAGGGCCAAATTGGATTAAACCACGATATTGACCACCAGCACCACCCCAAACATTGGGGCGGAAACCTGATTCTTTATGAATTAAGGCTCCAAACTCATATGGATCAAGACCTAAATTTTTAGCAGATTTAAAAACTGCTAAACGATCTTCTGGTTTTAAAGTACCGATTTTTGTTGTTGCCATTGGTGGTTTAGCGGTAATCGTTGCTAAGCATGAGCCGGGTACCAACTGCAACATCAGCAGGACCAGGGAGAGCTTGGATAAATTCCGCACCTTCCCGATTAAATCGATAGCGTGCTTGTTCCGGATTTCGGTAATTGGGGACATAGAGATGGTTCGCTAATCGATCCGTCTCGTACAAATAGATTGCCGTCCACGTCTTTAACGTGTCCTTGTAGTCTGTGGTGCTGATCGTACGGTCAACATCACCTGCAATATTTTCTCTTCTTCCAGCTGGCGTAATATCGTTATTGACGCTTCCTGTCATATCGGTGCGTTTTTCAGCCTCGTCGCACCGACTGATTTGTTCGACAATCTTTGAGTACCAGTACGAATCTGGGATGTTGTTGATAGCTTCCTCAAGTCGTGCCTGGTCACCAGCTGGAATGGACGTGGTGTTATACCCCAGGTGCCAACGGACTTTAGACTTAAGGAAGCTATCGAGTTGCATTACTCAACACGAATAAGATTTTCTTTGATAATCTCATCCCAATCAACACGCTTGATAGCTTTAAGTTGATCGAGCTTGAGAAACTTTTCACCAGCTAAAGATAACTGAAGATCTTTAATGTCTCTGGCTGTTTTCAATCCTACTCCAGGTAATGCGTCTGCAATTTGACGAGCACTCGCAGTATTAATGTTGATGCGAGTATCGACAGGGAAAGTTTCTTTAGGCAAAGGTTTGGGCGGATTAACTCCTTCCGATTTGAGTTGCTCCGTTAGCCGCTCCTCATTGCGCAGTTTTTCAGTTGTTGCTTCTACTTGTGGAACGAGGTCCTCTTCGCTGACGTAGAGAACCTCGTCTTGAGAATCAACACACATGACGATACCCTCGCCATGTTTAGAGATCACTTCAACCAAGCCACCGGTTGGTTTGTACTGATAGAACATTCAAGTTGAACAGAACTACCAGTACAATACCAACCTTAACTTCAGTGCGCTACTGATTAGTTATCAGCTGTCAGTACCACCCACCTGAGAAGCAAAATCAATAAACTCATTGATTTGCTCCCAGCCGGTAGCGGCAGCAGGACGCACGTAGTTAACGCGACCAATAATGTAAGCAGCCTTACCAGCATCCACGTTGGCGGAGCTGATGGAGATGCCACTACCATCAGGGGTAGAGGCAGTCAGAGCTGTCACGTTAAAGATCTTGAAGGTGGTGTCCGAAGTCACACGGAACATCATGGCGTTGGCAAAGTCAGCCACAGCCACACCAGCACTGGTCACAGAAGGCAGGAAAGGAACTGCGCTAGAGGACACACCGGAGGTACCTTCTGCAATCACAGTGCTTGCAACAGCAGGCAGAGTTGCAGTAGCAGCCTTAATACCGGTAATAACGGTAGAAGGAGTGGGCACAGGGTTGGCGCCAGAAGCAGGCTTCAGGGTCACCAGCTCAGTGTTCGTACCCACCAGGCCGCAGGTAACAGGGGAGGCAGGGAAACCAGCCAGGCCGCCAGCAGGGATATCTTGACCCAGAGCAATCGAGGTCTGATACACATAGGCGGGACGGTCAGAGTCAGCCTGCACCACCAGGGAAGTGCGGTTGTCACGCACGCGATCATCGGGACGACGATCAGGGGAAGGGACAATCAGGTCACCGCTGGTCACGCCAGTGGTGGAGTCCACTTTGAAATAACCAACGAGTTCATAGAACTCAAGACCAGGCCAGCCATACACACCTTCGGTGTTGTAGGAGGACAGGCGGTTAATTTGGTTGCCGGGCTGCAGAATAGCGCCAGCTTCAGCTTTGTAAGATGCCATTAGTTAATTACCTCCTTACACAACAGCTTCGTTGATGGTGAAGGCGCAGGTCACGAAGTCCTTGTTCAGGTTTGCGAAACCGGCGTACAGCTGCCAAATCAGGATGATGAAGCGGCTGAAGTCGTCGTTGTTGTTGATCAGAACCTGAGCGTTAGGACCACCGATACCAACACCCACAGCCTGAGGACCGAAGAACAGACCAGCAGGGGTGTCACGTGTACCTGTTGCAGTAGAGGCACCAGTCAGAGTTGTGGTGACTTGCTTGCTTGGGAAGTTGGTGGACTCGAAGAAGCGAACACCTTCAAACACGAAGCCGGAAGGCATCACAGGTTCGCCAGCCACGAACTGAGCTTGACCAAACTGGCCACCGCCATAGAGGGCAGCGTTAGGAGCCATCATGCCCATCAGAGGGTTGGGGGCGCCAGAGCCAGGATAACGAGCCACTTCACGGAAGCCCTGGTCAGCACGCAGGTCCTTCATGAAGGAAGGATCAGCAATACAACGGTAGTAACCGTCAGAGAAGACAGGGACGTTACGCTTACGCAGACCCTTGACCACTTCCAGAAGGTCGGTCTTCACGTTGAACTTAAAGCGCTCCGAGGCGTACTCAGTAGCGGTGTAGGTCGAAACGGTCGAACCAGTCTTGGTGTGGTTGTTGGGGTAGTAGTAACCACCTTGGGTGTCAGAGGACTGACCACGTGCTTCAGACTTGAACAGTTCGTCAAGGAAGACACGATCACGCCAACGACGGTAGTCATCGAGCAGAGTCAGCGAACCGATGGACTGGTGGAACATGTTGAGGTTCCCGGTGTCCAGCAGAAGACGCTGAGCGGTCATCAGGGTCTCACGAGCAATCTTGAAGGTGCTCGGGAGGTTGGTGTTGCTCGGGTCAGCAGGACCGGTGTACTCACGCAGAGACACCAGCACTTTGTCCTTAACGATGGACCGGCTGTTAGCGGTACCGATGGTTTGATCCTGGGTACGCTCGCGGCTGGTCTTCGTGCCAGGGTTACCCCAGAAGCGGTAACGATCCAGCTGAACGGTCTGACCGGGCTGTTTGGTGAAATCGTGGACAACTACAGGCTCGCAAGCCATCTCCACGATATAAGCTGGATGGGGGCGGTACAGCTCCGCACCCAACAGCTTGGGAAAGTCGTTATCAATAAACATGTTGGTTTCTCAGCATAAGGGTTAGCTGATACCTGAGACCACTTGGCCTCAAACTCAACAGCCAAAGCTGTCTAACTCTGGAACTGTTGGTTCCATTAAAAAAATTATAGCAACAGTTACTACTTTTAATTATTTAAGTGAACCGGCTAAAGCGCGTAATCCACGACCAATTGCCACATTTTTAATTGCATCTACTCCCATGCCCACACCATAGGTTGAAAACTGAGCAGCTTGCATTGCAGGTGAGATCGGTGTTCCTGCGGCGGCTAAGTACTTAGAGCCTTCTCTTGTAGCCTGAACTTCAGATGCCAGTGTTCCTAATTGGTTTAAATAACTGCTGCTTAAACCATAGGCTAAAGCACGTCTTGTTGATGGAGCAAAGGCACCAGCAGCGATCTGAACACCTGTTTCAATCAGGGGATGTAAGACACCGCTGTAGGTACGTTGCTGTACCTGTTGCATTAGACCTGGCTTGAGATTTATTGCACGATGACCAAGCTCATGCGCCAGGACAAACTGACTGGCTTGGGGACCATGTAATAGTTGTTCTGGTTGCCCAGGATTTGCAGAGAACTGATAAGAGCCACCACGATTCATGCCTTGATGAACCATTGGTGACGGTGCAGCTGATCCAACATCTTTAGCATGTGCCAGAAGGAGCGCTTTCCTTTTAGCAACATTTTTAGGATCAAGTGTTAAACCAGTTTCTTGTTCAGCCCGTTTGTAATAACCCTGGCTCAAAACTGAATTAACGAGCGGCGTTCCTAATGCTGCTGCAGCACCAAGTCCTAGTGCTGAAATAGCATCACGCTGCACCGGATTCATCAGGCTTCTGGATTTACAAACATAGTTTGAGGACCATAGCCATTAACCATGTTGCCAGGAGAGTACACGTTGGGAGGCATTGTTCCCATAGCGTGATAAGGATTCACGTAGCCATCTACAGGCTGCATAGAGATTTGAGCTGCAGGAATCTCAGGATCAAGAGATGCACCTTGCATTGCAGCAATCAGTTGTTGAGCTTGCTGAGCTTTAGCTTTAGCAGCTTTACGAGAACCTTTGTTTTTCATTTCAGGATTCCTGATTCATGTTGTAGCCAAGAGGAAGTTGGCCCCGAGGCACAACCATGGCATCTTTATAAGCATGTTGTTGAGCAACAATCATGTCTTGCATATTCTGGCTCTGACGTAAATGATTACCAGCCAGTAAACCCATGCCACCAAGTGGTGAACCTGGAACAGCAAGGTTCATGTAACCTGCTTGTAAATCAGCAGGCATAATGTTACCGCCAACAACAGGTTGATCACCTGCCATTCGTTGACGCTTATTTTCTTGGCTGGTCGCAGCACCTAAAGCAGCGCCAGCAGCACCAGCACCTAAAAGGCCAGCACTCATTGCACCGTATCCAAGTACACGAGAGCCAGTTAATCCTTGAAGATTACCAAGTTGATTCTTCTGGAACCCAGCAATTGCAGAAGCACCAGCTTGAACACGTTCTGCCATTCCTGCTGCACCAATCTTCTCAAGGCCAGCAGCAATGGGACCAGCAGCAGCTTTTGCTCCACGAGCAACACTGCCCCCTAATTGGCTAGCAGAACCTTGAACACCCTGAGGCATTGCAGTTGCTACTTGTTCAACTAAACCTTTTACTCTTGCTCTAATGTCTGCCATAAATACAAATAAAAAAGGGGCAGCCTTTGCTACCCCTTATTTTACTTTTAGTAAGTTTTAGATCACTCCATTACCAGGAGCTTCTGGCGGAATACTTCAGGATTCTGCTGAGCAGCGTTCAGATAGCGCCAAGCGTTGGCGGGATCACGATCGGCCAGGTTGCCAAAGCTGTTCCAGAAATCAATGGGGTTACCCTGAGCTTGAGGCTGAGGGGGAACCGGCATTTCAGGACGCTGGTACTGAGCAGGAGCTTCTGCAGTAGGCATCGGAGGCACGCCAGTACGGATACCAGCAGCAGGAGCCATGCCAATCTCTTCATCAGGGATTGGATAAGGACCATTCTCACCAAAGAACTGGCAGGTGTAATCAGCCAGGATGTCAGGATCAGTCAGGATGGCTTCGTAAGCCTTGTGCTCAGCGGACAGTTCCTGCAGAAGATTCACAGCTTCAACCAGTTGCTGGTTGGTCTGGATCAGAGAATCTTCCAGGCGGCAGGAGTAGTCGTTAAGAACGTTGGCAGCATCAGGACCAAAGTGGTCAATGACAGCCAGGCTCTGCTCACTTACGCCGTTGGCGAGGAGCTGTTCCCGGCTGATTTCCTGCGAAGTTTGGGAAGAGTTGCTGGAGTAAGCCTGGTTGCTGTTGGTTCCAGGCTGAGAGGTCAGCATCCCCAAATTGCTGTACGGGGTTGCCGCTTGGGAACCGTAGTTGGCCGGGGCGGTTTGTGTTGTCGCCACGGACTGTTGACCCTGGAACGGGAATTGGACGGGCGAACTCAGGAGCCCCACCACCCGATTGAATGCCTCCTTGTAAGGATTCTCCGCTTGAGGAGCCTGCATCTCCGCCTGGGGCGCGTACGGAGTAGGGCTGTATTGCGGTGCCACGCCCATCTGGGCCTGCATTTGCGGGGCTGGGGCCACCGCTGTTTGGTAAGGAGCCACCCACTGTGGGGTTGTTGAGACCGCTGGAGCTTGTGCCGCCGTCTGCGCCACCGGAGCCCCGTAGCTGGTCGGCTGGGTCGGGGATACTTGGGGTGCCGATTGGGTCGGCATTGCGGTATCGGCCTGCATAGGTTACCTCTTTTTGTAGGCTTTCGAGAGTTCGATAAAGGAACGGAGTGAGATCAAGTCTCGGGTCCGCAGCCATCGGTAGATCCGGTTGCTGCGGGTGAGGAGTCCGCATTTCTTGATTGATTAGATCAATAAATGTGGAATAAGCCCTCTGTACTTGACCCACCATTCGGAATGGGAAGCCGGAAAGCATTCCGGCAATCTCATCATCCGTTTTTGAAGGGAACAAATACTTCAGTGCTTCAATGCTATCAACACCTAATTCTTGTAGGTTTCTTGTGAAGATAGATTGGTTTAATTTATCCTGCGCAGTATCTTCGTAGACAGGTCCCATCCAACGCCATGCCACCGACCGGTCACCATCAGGAGCAAGGCCAAGGACCCCATCAGGAATCTCTTTAGTTTCGAGAGCTTTTTCAATAGCTTTTTGTAAGCCTTTCTCATAACGTGCTTTTGCTTTCTCGTATTTAGTAACAGCTTCCGGAGTTTCTTCAGTTGGAGGCTCAGGTAATTTTAAACCAGAAGCATAAGCTAAGGTCTTACGGAAGATTTGTTCTTCCTGGAAGATCATTAACTCAAAACATTTACAGATGCCATAGTCATATAGCTGTAAACACTTCTTCTTGGCTGTGGCACTGACTCGGCCATAGGCAGATTTAATCTCTGTAGCCGTAACGTTTGTAATTGAAAGGTCATCAATACCGCCAAGGGCAAGACGAATTTCAGAACGTAATTGATCAACGTAACGAGATTGATCTGTACTAACAGCATTGGGAGTGATAAAGCCAACCCGATCTGTTGGTTCAAGGTTGGCAATCACACGTGGTACGCGCATCCCGCCACCAGGGCTACCAATGTAGCCCGGTTGCTGACGTGTTACGGGGTCTTGTTTAAAGGTTGAACTAGAAAGGCTGAACTCAG